GTCGACGTCTCTTTCCTCAAATCTTATATAGCCACCGATGCCGAGCTTGAAAGCCTGATCGGCGTCGACAAGAGAGCCTCGGCCATCGAGCTGAAAAACGCTTCTGCCACTGACCAAGAATGGTACTGCCAGCAGGCCACGGAGCACATCGACCAGCTCCCTCTCAGGGGCCGTAGATATGAAGAGCCGTACATCGAGAACGGCATACAGAAAGACTCCAACAGTGACGGCCTAGCCCAGGTCCTGGAGTTTCCCAGGATCATCGATGGCGAAATCTGCGACTATGACCATGGCACCCAGCTACCCACAGTACCCGTGATCGTGAAACGGGCCTGCATGGAGGAAGCCATAGCCATATGCGCGGCAGGCACCGATGGCGGCCTGAAGACACTACAGGAGAACGGAGTTACCAGCATGTCTATTGGTGGAAAACTCTCCTACACATTCACGGCCGGGGTCGGGTCGGCTTCTCTCCTGAGCGCCACATCACGGCGATTGTTGCGGCGATACTTGGGGTCCGAACTGAAATGAGCCTCTTACCTCCTGGCCTGGGCGAGACGGTGACCCTGAAGCACAAGACCGGCGCAAATGAATACAACGAGCCGACTTACTCAGATTCTTCAATCACTGTCATCTGGTTTGATCAGAAGCGAACCATCCACCATGAAGGCCGAGAAGATGTGATCTGTGATGCTTTTTGCCTGACGAAGGATGCCACAGTAGCCGAAGGAGACGCACTCACCCGAAGTAGCTTTACCTGGCCGGTTCTCGACGTGGCCACAACGAACGGCTATCTGGGAATGTCCTTACGAGTCGTGAATATGTCCAAAAATCAGGCATAATAGAGGTGAATGGCGATCCCAACTATTGTGTGGCATGGCGAACGACTGATAGCAGCGGCCAAACAAGCAGCCAAAGAGGTGGCAATTATGACCGCAGAGACAGTCAAAGGAGAAGCTGTCAATAGAGCACCTTTAGAAGAGGGAACGCTCCGCAATTCTGCCACGGTCACCGTGCTGGAGAGGGGAGCCGAAATCAGTTTCAACACACCTTATGCGCTGGTCATGCACGAGAGCCAGAATTATACTCCCAGCCACGCGGGGACGGGCCCCAACTATCTTAGAGGCCCGCTCCTGGAAGCCGAGGACCAATACCACCAGGATATAGCAGCGGCTCTGAAAGCGATCTGGGGTTAGATACGGAAAATCATTATCAGAAAAAATAATAGTTTTCCCGGTCTTGGGCTTCAGCTCCCTTCTTACGGGGAAACCACCTCTTCTTAATAATAGTTTAAAAAAATTAAGGAGGTATTTTATGAGAAAGATAATTGCATTTTTGGTATTGGTGGCCATCGTCTGGCTAAGCCAGGCCCAGGCTGCCAACTACATGTATGAAAAGAATTCGATAAAGGGCGTAGGCTACCTGGAGCAGGAGAAGATTGTCCAGACCCAGGTGGGCTTCAGCGGCCAGAAGCTGGTAGAGCACGTGGCCGGGTCCGGCAACGTGGTCCTGCTGAGGACGGAGCTGGAGGCTGAGCGGCAGCTCAACGGTTCCGGCTCGAAGATGGCCTGCGAGTTTCCGAACACCTGCGCCATGGACTACATCAACTACACCAAGGAAGCTGAGTTCGAGTACATGCCCATATCCTATCAGACTGGCCAGTATGACGCAAAGTGGGTGGACAAGCTGTGCGTGCAGAATTACAGAATCGGTGCTGTGCTGACCGAGATGTACAGCCATGCGGAACACCTGCAGAAGACCACCGAGATCAAGACCCGGGGCTATGACGATTCTTGTGTCGAAAACTGTTGCACCGGCGTCCTTGAGGCTAACCTGAACAGCAACGTCATTGGCGTAGCTCACATAGGCTGGCTTTCCAGGGATCCCGAGCCCAACAAGCTGCTCAAGGGCCGCCATGCTGAATACGGCCGATCTGTGGACGATATGACCGGCGTCTTCGCAGTTGAGAAGTTCATCCAGCTCTGGGGTAACTCCACATGCGGCGCTATCAGCGTAGATTGGCTTCCCTGCATGTGATCAGCGCACTGCTGCTCATCTGCATCCCCATTTTTGCCCAGGATTTGCCTGTTGACATTGTCCGGGAGAAGTCCATCCACATCCAGAATGTGGTGGAGGAATCCAAGATCACAATCAAGGACTCCTGGGACCATCCGGATATTGGAAGGCTTCAGACCGGGTACAATGTATACCGGACGGCCCCAGTGATCGTGCCCGGCTCATCCTGGTTATCATATGTAAGCCAAAGCGCCATTGGGAGTTGGAACGGCAGCTACGCGCCTATGGCATTCCAAACGATAGATAGGTGATTATTTTGCCAGAAGATGAAATTGAAACCGAGGAAGACTACCTGATGGTGGATGGCATATGCTGTTTTCCTGATGAGGTAAACGCAAAGCCAAGCCAGATTAGGTTTGCCAGCCCCTTCATAGGCTTCAGCGACCTGATAAAATCGCTGATCGTCGATACCGAGGATGGCCCTAAAGAAGTCCCATATAGCGGCAAAATCGCTGATGAAAAGATCATAGGCTTCGTGAAGGACCAGCTCACGATCGACTTCCTGCAGGAGGCGCACGGCGGAAGAGGGATACTGGTCGCTTCCCCGGCCAGCCCAAAGCAGCTCATGACAGTGGCCGAATGGGAGGAGCAGTACGGGACAGATCCCATAGCCCTGGTCCTCATGATGCGACTCTGGTGGAAGGGCATGGGCGGCGGCGTCCGGTCCCTGGATTCAAACAAATATAAAAAGCTTGGAAAGGTGATATAAATGGCAGAAAGCGTAATTGGATCTAAAGAGGTGGCTATCGCCATCATAAGCTATGCATTGGTACTTCTCGGAAAGTCTACAGGCATCGATTTTCCTCTCACACCTGAACAGATATTTGCCACGGGAATCGCCGTTATGGCGATGGTGCGGGTATTGTGGACTTCTGAGAAGATCCAGAGCATTCTCCCAAAATGAGGCTGGATGGCCGACGATTGCGATCCTGCGGTCTTACACGCCCGAGTATGCGTGCTAGAATCAGACAGCAAGCGGCATGAATCGGATATCAGCCAGATATGGAGCGAAGTCTCTACCCTGAAGATATATGCATCAACTCTACCAGAAATTAAAGAACGCCTAATAGCCATCCAGGAACAGGTGAGCAATCTACGATATTGTAGTATCAAGAGCGACGCGAAAGTAACGACCTTAACCGCCATATGGCGGATTGTGAACCAGCCGGTAACTATGTTCGCATCGTTCGCTATTGTCATGGCATATCTTCATTTTGTGGGGAAATGATGAGGCTCAAAATTTTTGACCTGATGGACGAGCAAGGATGGGTCGGAGAGATCAGGATAGACGAATCGCAGGGCTACCCGGATGTCATAGTTTCCTTCATGGACGAAAGAGAAAAGAACGACTGGGGTAACACATGACAGAAACACCAGTATCCGGCAGCTATATAGCCACGGAAGAAGAGGCGCGGGCATACTTCGCCGGTGACCCCAGGGCTACCGCTTTCCTCGCCCTCTCCTCTCTGGCCTGGTACCTACAGAGGGCTACAAAAATAATCGATAATCTGCCGCTCAAGGGGCGGACATATTATGATTTTGTGACCGTCTCTCCGATCATGGGCCTGCAGCAGGATCGTCAGTTTCCTCGCTGGATAGACGGGATGTGCTACGGCTGGAACGTCAATACGCTGCTGCCCGAAGTGCCACAGGAAGTGCTCGATGCCTGCTGTGAGGAGTCCCTGGCAATATACCTGCATCATGCGGATACTGAAGGCCAGGAACGCGAGACCCTCCAAAACCAGGGGGTTAAGAGCTACACTCTCGGGGGCGGCTATTCAGAGACGTTTGGTTCTTCCGGAAAAGCAAAGCACAAGGGCTTATTGAGCTCAGATGCATTCGATTTCCTGAAAGGCTACATATCCGGGGCGATCGAGGCAACATGGTCATAGGCATCCGCCAGGACGCTTCCCGGGTAGATCGGGCCAACTGGAGGATCTACAACGGTCTATCATCTGGCGTGGGCACATTGAATGGAGATGGCCTGCCGTCCGTGCCCTTCCGGTGCGCTGTGACCGTATCCGTAGCCACAGGCCACACCGATTGCGCCGGATCGATTACAGTAGGCTCTGAGACGCTGACCTTCACGGCAGTCGGGAAGAAGACCACCACCACGAGCCTATCAGCTCTCCCGGTGATCGCCTGTACCGGCCTGGATTGTAATGTGCTGGTTGAGGCTCTGAATTCGGGTGGAGCTCCAATCCTAAAAGAGACGGCAACGGCCATTAGATGCCGGTTCATGAACTCCCAAAAGGCTTTCGTGGACGCATCCGGCGCATGGACTCTGAGCCAGGCCATAGCCGATACGACAGATAGCAATTGCAGTATCGGTGGTATGTTCCGGTTTGATGGTATCGATTACATCATAGGCCAGATAAGCTGTTTTGTCGGCCCGACTGGAACCGAAATATTCAGGCGGCTGTTCTTGAAATGACCCCGGACGAAGAGATCCTGCAGCTTCTCAGGGACTGGGCGCCCGAAATCGTCCGCCTCCTCGACCAGGCTGGCTATTTCGACCTTCCGAGAGATTCTACCAAGAGGGAGATGATAGCCCAGATAGGCCTCAATCCCGGTGGCCGAGTCTACCGCCAAGTCCTGCAGGCCTCTGGGGCGAAGAACCAGGCCATAAGCAGGATCGTACTTGATGAGTACTCTCTCCGGGAGTTCAATGCCGCTGGAGTGTGGACGTCCACGAGGGATGCGGTCTATTGCACGGCAGTCATGGCAGTGGGCGACAAGATCAGGCTCAACGGCACCGATTACACGATCCTGAAGGTTGAGGACAATCCCGGTCTGGATGGATCGAGCGAATTTTACACTTACCTGGTAGCATGACTCTCCCAGAACATGTCATCCAAGACATCCTGAAGAAGTTCGGGCCCGAGATCAAAGCCTACCTGGAATCGGTGGAATTCTTCGACGTGGACGGCCCCTACAAGCCTATGGACCTCATCCAGCCAGGCCCGATGCGAAAGTATGTATTGGCATCGAAAGCTAAGAACAAGGCCGTCTGGGAGTTCCTGGAGGGCACGCTGCTCAAGGAGATGGAGCTATCAAGCGCGGAGTTCGCGAGCGCCTATGGCCTGACCGAAGTCTGGAACGTGGGCGACATAGCGGAAAAGTACTTTCGCCCGCGCGTAGGAACCGCGATCAAGCTCATGACATCTACAGACAAGAAGCTCCTAACCAACTTCATATTCTCCAATTCCGGGATGAACGAGCGGCCTCTTGCCAGAGCAATCCTGAAACAGCCTAACCTTTCATCTATCGTGGACAATTCGGGATTCAGGGCGCGGCGGATCATCCGGACAGAACGGCACCGCATGACCTGGGGCAGCTCTCTTGAGTTCGCCAAAAGGGCAGGATCGCAGACCAAAGAATGGGTGACGGTCGGAGATGGCCGGGTTAGGCCCGCTCACCAGAAGCTCAACGGCGAAGTTGTGGGCATAGATGAAGCCTTCTCAGACGGTGAGCAATACCCTGGGGAACATGATATCAACTGCCGTTGCCATCTTGAATACGGGTTTGGGAAGAAGTCTAAAGAGTCTTTTGTAGGCCTATCTGATGCCCAACTAGGAGAACTATATGATTGACCTGAAAATAGATACCTCCAAGCTCCGGGCTGAGATCGCCAGGGAGATCGCCCGCCAGGACGGTCTCAGCAAGCAAGTCGCCGAACAGATGCTAATCGAAGGCAAGAACGTGGCCCATGCTCTCTCCCTGAAGGACACCAACTTCATGGACGACGGCATAGAGAGAGCAAGCGGCGTGAAACGGCTTGCTCCCTGCATATATGAGATGACGCTGGGGTCAGATGCCGATTACACGTCGCATCAGGAATTTGGACCCAAATCTGGAAAAAGAGTGTGGCGATTTCGGCCTTTCATCCGGCCCGGATCGGCCATCATGCAGGCGAAGGCGCGGGAATGTATCGATAGGGTGTATGAGGGCTAGGTTATTTTTACTGCCCCAGTTTCATTCCCTAGATAATAGCTTTGTGACTTTATATCGGTAAATCCCACGACCCACTGACCATCCTCGTTCTGGAGGGCAACGATCGCAAGCGCTGTACCGTCCCGGACGATGTAAACTTTCAGTACATCGGGATCATCTATCATCGGCAAATCCGATGTACCATGGTTGGTGAGACCACTCTTAATTGCCATGTCGTTTCGTGTTGCCGGGGTCATACCCCAAATGTCACCACATCCGACCCCCACTACCAGCATGATAGCTATTAGAATTTTCAGCATACCAAAATAATGAGTTTTCAAGGATAAATAATTATGTCTACTCTCTCCTCAGCATTGGCTGCCTCCCTCCAGAACTCGGACACCATAGGGCCGCTCATTACTGGTGTTATCTCCGGCAGGAACTTTTCACTCCAGGATGAGATGGTGAGCAATTCGCCGTACGCCTGCTTGATGGTTGCTGATCTGCCGTCTCGGGGAGTTCCGTATATTGGCGGTGATAACGACCGCGTCTCAGGCCAGCTCGAGGTTCGGGCGATATCTGCATCATCCGAAGACGCCGCGAAAGCCCTCATCGAGGCAGTGAAAGCTCATATCAGAGCTCTATTCTCATTGCCCTGGAGCGGGGGGCAATTGTCCTTCGGCCTGGTGGGATGGAGCCTGTATTCAGACACAAGCGACGATCTCCTTCAGTGGATCGAGATCCTCACGATAGATTTTAAGGCGGTGGAATAAATAACGAAAGTTCTCTTATCTTCTCAGGCTTATGCCGGGGCGGATATGCGGTTTATCAACCAGCTCATCCGCTCTCTGGCAGAACAGCCCGAAGGAATTCAGATCGGTTATAATTTTACTCAGACTTCGGTGATTGACGTTGGGTTATCAATCGCTGCAACTGATTTCCTCAAGACCGACTTCGACTATTTCTTTTCGCTCGACTATGATATCATCTTCAACCCGCACGGCGATCCCGCTTATCCACCTGGCTATGAGATCAAGCGTCTTGTGGACTCGTGTAAGGAAACCGGCGGGATGGTCGGCGGCCCCTACCTGAAACGGGGGAAAGAAGACCAGCTATGCGTCGTGCCTCTAAAAGAGGGGAACGTGCTCATAGGGCCTGGTGGAGGGATCACGGAAGTCCGATACCTGCCCACCGGATGCACCATGATCTCCAGAGAGATTCTGCAGAAGCTGGCTGACAGTATGGAACTGGTGAGGTACGAGGAGGGGACATGGATCTATCCGTTCTTCATGCCAATGATCCAGAAGGATCACGACGGGACGCCGATGTACCTCACTCTCGATTTTGCGTTCAGCCAGAGGGTGAGGGACGCCGGTTTCAAGATATTTTTGGACACTCGCATTATCTTGGGGCACATGGGCTCTAAGATGTATGCCGTACAGCGGCGATGAAGTTCTAGACTGAGCCACAGAGAAAAGGTAGCTACTTTGGAGGAAAAATATGGTACTGACAATAACATTAGGAAGGAACGCAAAGCTTTGTGTAGCCACATCCGGGACGGCCACAACCACCGTTCTGGGAGCACAGAACGTTTCCATAGATGCGAACTGGGAAACGAAGAAGATCATGCATCTTCAGGACACGGCCCGAACCACTGTCATGCTTCTGAAGAATTGGACCCTTACGGGCACACTGACGGAAGATTTCGCGGACCCCGGCCAGGACATCATCCGGACCGCATACAACGCGGGCAGCGATATAGCTTTCATGCTCTATCCTGGAACGGCAACCGCAACCACGACCACTTTCATGTGCACGACTGGAAAGGTCACAAAGTACTCTCCTGGTTTCGACCCGATGAACGAGAACAACGCATCGTTCACTATCGAGGAGAACGGTGTGGCTATGACCGTGCCTGCATAGGGGGGCCAAATGGCTCTTAATATTACAGTCGGCAGAGTGGCAGCACTGAAAATATGCAGTGGCACGCCCCAAGACCTGACGAACGAAGCCATGAACGAGGTGGATCTCTCTGCAGATCCATCCTCTTACAGGCCTCGCTACACGGTCTATGAGATCACCGATCCCGCAAAGAGGAACCTGGATGATGGCACTGTTCCCGTATTCCAGTATTCCGCCGGGGGCACGGGCACATGGACGACTCTGACTACTCAGAAGGTAGAGTATCCGGACTGCCGCATCTATCTAGCCACGGCACTCGGGTCAGCCGATACCGTGAGATGCCTCTCAGGGAAGTGTCTTACGCCGGTGTCAGTTTCCGGCGTGAAAAACGTCTCTTTCGATGCCGGATGGGACACTGAAAAGATCATGTTCCTCAGGGACACCGCAAAGAGGACCGTTCTCAAGCAGAAAGAATGGTCGGCTTCGGCAGATACCGTGATGGTCAAGACCTGTGCTACTCTGACGACCGCAATAACTGGGTTGGACAACGATATAGTCTATACCCATGTGGAAGGAGGTACCTCTGGAAACAACATATCGATAGAATATGTCACTCCTGGCGCGGGTGCCCTGGCAATAGTCGTCACGGGAACCGATATCGTCATCACCCCTAACACCGCCACAACCGCCGCCCAGCTGGTCGAAGCATTCAACAAGAACGGCCAATGCCAGGATCTCAAGGTCCGGGCAGAGCTGAAATCTGGCGAAACGGGTGTCGGAACTCTTGCCGTGATGGCTCATACCCATCTGGCTGGCGGCCTGGAACCTACGGACTGGACGGATGTTACAGGCGCAAGCGGCGGTGACACGGCCATAGCTATCTTCTATGCGGATGAAGACAACGATATCCGTTGGGTGGACTACTGCCAGATCCCTCAAGCCAATATCACCATTCCGGGCGATGGCATCAACGGCGTGAAACTGCGCTTCGAATCTCGGGGCGGCCCCAATTGCGGTCCGTTCCTGAGAAAACAATAGCTACATTTTTATAGATAGCTATTTAGTGGCCAACCCCTAGGTTGCGCACCCAAAAACCGTCCTCCTGAGCGGCTGGTTTTGGCCAGTTTTTCAGGAATATCATTACAGGAGATGAACAAATTATGGCAACCAAGAAAGGATTATCATCGGTAGTAATAACTTTAGATAAACCTCGGACTCTGAGATGGCCAAATGGCGCCACTCGTGAATTCGAAGAGTGGGCTCTGGAATATGTCGGTCTGCCCAAGACCGGTGTAGGCGTAGACAACGATGGCAAACGGGTGGTATTCAGTGCACAAGATATCATCATGCAGGCCCTCACAACCGCTACCATGCAGTCGTATGCATTGCTGTTCGCGTTAAAGCATGAAGATCCCAAGATCACTATCGAGCAAGTCGATGAGATGATTAGCGCCTACAAAGAGTCCGGGAAAGATTATGATGAGCTGATTGTTGCAATCCAGCGGGCTTACCTCCTGAGCAATCACCCTTCTTCTCTTGCCTCTCAAGAAGAGAGGTGGAAGGCCTTCAAAACGATGAAGGCGACGGAGCAGAAGATCCAGGAGAAGAGGGAGAAAGTGAGCAGCAAGAAGGTAGCGGAAGCTATAGCCCGACTGGAGAAGCAACTTCAAGAGATCGATTCTGGCGAAGCACCGCCCGCCTCGGCTATTCCCTAGGACTGAGCCCTAAAGAACTTTGGACAGATTATACTTACAATGAACTTCTGGCAAAACTCCATTTCCACCGGCAGAGGATAGAAGAAGAGATCTATCTGTCAAAGGTCGCGGCATTCCATAATCTCGTGGCCATGTCGCATTTGCATAGCGAAGGCAACAAGGGGTTCAACGACATTTTCCCGGCCATACCGCAAGCACCGCCTAAGAAGAAATACACAACAGAAGAACTCAAAGCCGAATTTGAAAAGCATAAGATGCGTATGGGGTGATCTTTATAGCAGCATTCGAAATTTCAGGAACTTATAACGGCTCGCAGATCGAGCAAGGCCTAAAGAACCTCCAGCAGCAGCTAAACTCGCTCAAGGCCCCCAAGATTGCCCCACAAGTGGACATGTCTGGTTTTTTCAACCAGATGGATGCTTCCGCTTCTTATGCCACCAAAGGCCGGATGAGCAAGCTGTTCTCTGGGGTAGATTTTGGAGGGATAGGACGGCAGGCTGGCGGCCAGTATGCTACATCTTTCATGGCCGGCCTGGGGCCTATAGGCGGGGCGGCATCGGATATTGCGATGGCCATTGGCCCGATCGGCCTGGCTGCTGGAGTAGCGGCGGCTGGCGTGGGCCTCCTGGCAGCTAAGTCTGTCCAAGCCGCCGCGGCCTGGGAGAGCATGGCCACATCCATAGGGCGGACCACCGGGCTGGATGGGAAGAACCTTACTGACCTCATGGACTCCCTGCAGGATCTCCGGATGGAGATGGGGATCACACGAGAGGCCGCTGCCGGGCTGATAGAGCAGGCAGGATCTATTGGCGTGGGCCAAGCCAAACTCGACGTTGGCGACGTCCAAGGATATAAGAAAGAGCTGCTTGATTTCGCACGATCCACCGCCATGCTTCAAGGTGCCTGGGGGATGTCAGCCGAAGCTACCAGCGCGGGCATAGGCAAAATGGGATCGGTGACCATAGGAGCATGGAATGCCCAGCGCCGGGCGATGGGTGAACAGGAGCTTTCATGGTCTGATTATGCCGAATCAGTAGGCGGCAAGGTGGACTCTCTGGCCAACACGATGGGCTCTTCCGAAGAGGAGATAGTTACCGCCATGAGGAACGCATCCAGCGCGGTCGCGTCCTTTGCCCCAACAGAAGATACTTATGGCAAGTGGCTAGCCCTCACATCATTTCTGATCGACACCGGAGCGAGCGCTGGCGAAGCAGGAACTCAGATCGAGAGGATGGCAAAAGGCGCAAAACAGCATGGCGCTGAACTGGCTCAGATCATTGGAATGGACAATGCCCAGTTCCAAGAATCCCTAAAAACTGATTTTGTTGGAACTTTCCAGGCCATCGCCGAAGAGCTGGCCGCCATGCCCGAGGGCGACCGGCCCGACATGATCAAGCTCCTCGGCATAGAAGGCTCCGGGGCTATGGACAAGATGATAGCCGACATCAAAAGCGGTGTCGGTAAGTTGAACAAAGCAATAGAATTGGACCCATCCAACATCACCGAAGGCTTTGAGAAAGTCGCGGACGATGCAAACACCGCTTTTGCCCGTATTGGTCAGGCCGCCCAAGTGAGCTTTGAGCAGCTTGGTGGGGTCATACTGCCCATAGTGACCGACATAGCCAACGCTATTGCCGATTCCTGGCAGGGCATGAACGTAGCTGGTTCCGAGATATGGAAGGCGGGCCAGGGGATGATGGAGAACCTGTCTCAGGGCAATGTCGGGGATTTCGCCCTCAATGGCGAATGGTATAACGTCTCTCTGTCGGGCATCCGCAAAAAAACGGCTGAAGAGATAGCCGCAGGGGCAAAACAAGGGGCCGCGAGCGCGTCTGATGCGGTGGCCGATAACCTGACGTCTGGTATAGCAGAGAAAGTGGCCGAAGAGTTCTCGGCTGCCCAGGATGCCTATATAAAGTCTCATCCGGGCGGGATGTCCGTCGTTAATGGCAAGATCATAGGGGGGAACGACGACTTTGAAAAGAAATACAAGGAGTCTTGGAACCGGACACTGACCACCTTCCCCGAAACCTACTCTATGCAGAAGATGGTCAAAACCACCGGCCAATCTTCTGGATACCTGGCTCTGCTGGATGAAGCAGGCGAAGAGATCAAGCGCTTAGCGTTTGGTGCCAAATACGGCTATTCAGATTCCGCTGAGGCAGAACGCGAGATGGAGGAGATGGTCAAGCCGGTCATACTCGATATGCCGAAATATCTCAAATCGGTATCGTCCGAGATGAGCGGTGTTCTGGAAGACATTGTTGAAGATGGTGTTGTTACTCCGCTGTCCGAAAAGCCTCTTCTGGAAGGGTATCTTGAGACTCTAAAAGATCTTGAGAAAGAGTATAAGGTTGAGTTCGCTGCATCCGGATTAGACAAGCTCGCATCAGATATCCAGGCCACGCTCGACGGGCGGGCTTTCTCCGTGGACGTAAAGCCGGAAGTTGATGAGTTCGTGGCTAACTTCGCCCTCTGGAAAAAGAGCAACGCCGCCGTCTATGAGCAGATCTACGCCGCCACCGGCCAGATCCCGACCAGCACAGAGCAGGAAGAGCGGTACAAGTATGAGCAGAAGCTGGCCGAAGAAGGTAGCGAACGCTCTCAATCCATCTTGCGCTGGCTGGAGGAGTTCGATTCTGCGCTTGAAAGCAATGACGTATCGAGCCTGGTTCCAATATACGAAACTCTGCTGGATTATGATCCTGACCTAGCAAACCAAAAGTGGTTCACCCAATTGGGCGAAGCCGGAACTTCCATCGCCCAAAAGATGATGACCGCGGGCGATTCAGCAGAAACGCTGGGGGGCAAGTTCCTGGATGTGGCCTCGACTATGGAAGCCGTGAACGGCAGGCTCATGTCGCTACTTTCGGAGGCCCGAGCTACGACGGGCATGGCAAGCTGGAAGCAGACTGTTTCCCAGGTGAACAGCTCCGCCCGCAAGCTGAATGTTCCTGCCGGTCTGACCGCAGCAAAAACCGATACCAGCTATAAAATATCTCAGTTTCCAGGCAAGCTCAATATACCCAAGCTGGCCGAAGGCGGCAAAGTCACTCAGGGCGGCCTGGCCTGGATCGGAGAAGCCGGTCCCGAGATCGTGATCCCCGAGGAAGATATCAAGGGCCTCTACCCACAATCGGCAAATGTCGACAAGGGTTCAATGAGCTATCTAACCAGTGGGCGATATTTCGAAGACTATCCATACGAGATCAGAAGCGAATCCTATAAGCGGGGCTCTTTCCCGAATGCTCCACCAGTGCTCACCACCGGCGACATGCCCGTATCGTGGCTGTCCGATCCTCAGACTACCGGGAATGAATGGATCAGCGGAGAGATCCGGGCGGCTCAGTTGGTGGCTATGGGACTGACTGAGGAGAACGTCCTGAAGACTCCGAAGGTAGCGCAAGCACTCACCAACCGCGACGTGTGGAACGCGATCTATGACAATGATGGTACATGCATCGCCTTTGTAGAGCCTGATCCAAGCCTGAACTTCACCCCCGGAGCTGACTATATGCCCGGAGGCAAGCGGTGGGGCAACCTCGATCTGCCGCTTGGATCGTATTACGGCGGAAGCAGCTCATTCTATGGAGGGGGTGTAGCCGCCACCACGCCAGGCGGTTGGCTTTCAGGCAAAAGCTCGACTCCGGTCACATCTGCGATTACCGCGCCTTCTGATGCTCTGGTTATGCCCGGCGGCATCAACACAAGCGACGCCCTCACTAGGAGGACTGCCTGGAATGCCATATACGACAACAACGGCACCTGTATAGCTTTCGTTGAGCCCGACCCGAGCCTCAATTTTACTCCTGGCGTAGATTACCTGCCGGGTGGTAAGGGATTGGGCAACATGGGCGGAGGCTATACGAGCCTCGGGGATCAAGAGATTTCGACCTGGGATTCTGTGGCCGAATCCACCAGGGACACCGCCACGGCAACGGAAAAGGTAGTCGAGAACACCAGACAGAACCTAATTCAGACTCAGAGGGTAGCTGACGGCCTGGTCATGGCCAGTTCAGGCTATGGAGGGTACGGCGGATATGGAGGATCTAGTATCCTGGGCCTAGCCAACCGGGGAGGCGCCGCATACTGGGGCGGAACTTCCATATCCGGCGGTGGTGGTTGGATTGCCGCCAGCCCCGGTCCGGCGTCAGGCTCTTCAACTGCTGCCTGGATGAATGCCGGAGCTCGAGCAGTAGGCGGGTCCGGGGCCATCCAGTGGGCGGAAGGCGGCATAACTGATCATCCAGTGTTCGGCGTTTTCGGCGAAGCTGGTCGGGAGGCCTTTGTGCCTATCTCTGACAGAGCTGCAGGCCTCCGGATACTCCCCAGGGTAATGCAGGAACTGGGAGTAGCGACCTTCGCCCAGGGGGGCATAGTCCAAAGCCAATCGGTGTCTGGATCCGGCGCGGTATCCAGCACGCTGGGGCAGACGATCATAAATGGTGAAGCTTCGAATCAATACGCAACGCACAGCGACGGGTCGCTGGTCAGTCGGGGCGATATCAACCTGTCGGTTTACGGTGACGTCGCCCGGCCTCAGATACGGGAGATGATGGAACAGCTAAAAAGAGAGTGGAAGGAAGAGAGGGACGAGTTGGTCAGGATACTGAGACAGGCCAGGTTCGGGGGGCATTACTGATGGCCGACGCAACCGCCAAAATCCAGAATCCCGGCTCAGATACGTGGGACCCGGTACCGATAGTGTCCGGACGAGTTTCGCGGGTCATAGATCCGGTCACCCCCAGCAGTGCCGTCTTGGAAGTCCCCAGCGAATGTCCGGTTAGGATGGGCGCAGGACTGACGATCAATCGCGCGGGAGGATGCGTTTTTCGAGGATATGTTAACAGGCTGGTCGAAAATAGGATCGAAGGCAAATGGAAGATATCCCTGCAAGGAGAGGAGGATATGCTCAACTGGCGAGTATGTCCAAATCTCATTTACAAGCATGCCGACCATTGTTTCATCCATCCCTTTTCGGACGACGTGCCATCGGGCACGCCTGACACATACGGAGTTGCCAATAATGAAGGCCTGTTGTGGGCAGCAAATTCGCTTATTCCCCCAAGGGCATGGGTCGAAGATCCTCTCAATCTCGGGGACCACATATGGTATTTAGACGAGGGCGGAACCAGGAGCTGTCTCTATGACAAACCCGTTTATGCCAATGGCACGGCTCTGACTGAGCGGACCAGCAAAGTCGCGCTCGTGTCCAACCAGAGCTCATATTTTTATGAGGACAACAAACTCTGGATCCATCTGTCTGATGGTTTTGTAGAAGATTATTATGCTCGTATCTACGTAGAAAATGCGTTCGACACGAACATCAGGGCGGGCTCGATCGATCATCCGGAGATCGAGTTATCAGGAGACTTCATCGTCGATACTGAGAAGCTGATCGGCGAAACGCTACTTACGTTTGCGATTGGGCATGGTAGATACCCCGTTTGGAGATACGAATCAGAGTACACATATCTAGATGTACTTTCAAACAATGGGAAAGGCCAGACTTATGGACTGTTCGATATCAAAAATTCGGATATCCTTGAACGAGAAATATCCTATGGCGACGATATGGAGGTTACAGCCGTCGTTGGCCTCGGCGCAGGTTCGCCCGGTACCTCCCGGCAGGAATACACTAAGCAAGATTTGTGGCTGAAAAAGGGTCGCCACTTTTTTTCCACATTGGATATTACAGACGGTTTTGTTGACGCCAATGGGACGATGCAACATTTTGTTGACGAAGAGTATGCAGTTCGCCGAAACACAAAAGCCAGGAACATAACCACCGCCCTAGATCATTATGCCGTGCCCCGAAACTGGGTAAAAGTGTGGGACCATTCGCCCGAGATTGTCCAAGTCCACGCAATTGACATGGACATCAAGGGCGGTCAGTTCGTGGATACCTACGAGTTCGGCGCGAGAAAACCATGGGCTAGAGAGGCATTGCTCTCGCTCGACCGTCTCAACTCGGCGTGGTCCCAGAATTATATTGAGGACTTGGACACCAAATCGGGGTCCGGTCCAACCACGATGCTGGATGATGCTCATGGATCGTGTAGTGGCTACGGTCTGACTGTCAATTTCCCGGCTGCGCTTACAGTCGCTGACTATAACCATCGTGTTCTTCTGAGCCTGTCATTTACACAAGCAGAGGGGCAGGCGGTGACACCCCAAAAGGCGATGCTCATCGTCTACGTGGGTGCCGTCACCGGAAAAAATCTTTGGATCACGGATTGGCAGTTATTTTCGGCAGTGAATGATATCGATATTACAGAATACATGTCGTATGGCACAGATGTTACCATTTCAGTCTTCATAAGGAAATACGGCGAGTGGGAAGGAGCCCATTCGGATTGCACCGGCCATCCTCAATGCATGGTATATGCAAACTGTAGAATAGTCCGGCGGCACCGCCTGCCAGCGGACGTGTTGTAAGGAGAAAATATGACAAGAGTCTGCAAAATAGCCAACACCGATCTAGCGTCATCGATGGTAGTGGGCACGATGAAGCTTGTTACAGACATAAATACATACAAAATGCTGTTACCAAGCAACAGAAACCACACAAAACTGAGGTTTGCTGGTCAAAACCCGTTTGTATATCGTTTTTCAATGGCGAGCGAAAGCCGGGATGACATGAATTCGGCAATCCGGGCCATAAAGACCGCCACAGAAGGCGACCGGTTCTATCCGGTCAAAGACGATCGCTATGCTCTGGTTGCCCTGGCGGATGCGTATGGAACTGACGATATCCCAGCAGTTGCGATGGGCACCGAAGATTATCTTTATCAGGCGGATGCTGAGGTGTATTGCCTAGATCCTTTCTTCTATTCGGACGCGTTCACCGCATTTGATTCTGAGACGCTGGGCGATTTTTCGGACGTCGAAAATGCGGGAGACCTAGCCACGGCACCAGTGATCGTCTATGTAGGCGGGCGGTGGGACGGCTCACATCTGATAGCCAGCCCCAACTATTCGCTGTACGAGTCGGACCACTCAACGAGAATAGGATCGATCTGTCTGGTCACTGAGATTCATACAGACGAAAATATAATTTTTGAACCCCTGCGTAACAGAATCACCCAAAAATATACCGATTTGATGACAGACGACGCCAAAACCCAACGAGATATCGCGGACTTCGCTGGGACCCCTACATATGGGAACGGCTACACTAAGTTGACGAACGAGTGGATAGCGTACTCATTCCAGAGCGACTATCCACTCAACGAACCGCCCAAGCTCCACGCGCGTCTTAACCCCGTCGGCGGGGACGCACAGATATGGTATCAGACCGAAGAGCTGGGTGACTGGAAAGCAGGACCACCCATACAGCCTGATATCCTCACTGATTATTATTTCGATGGCGCAGCCGGGGCGAAGGAATTTACGATGATCTTCCAGAGCGGTTCTGCCGGTGTCGATTTGTACCTTTACGGCATCGATATCACGTTGCGTCGCTGGGTGCCGGATGATGATATCCCGGTGATCGAGCCCGGATATTCCGGATCGTGGACGGTGGAAGTGGCCGCGGGCACCGCATTGCATATGGCTGGAAGGTATCATGATCTTTATGTGAGGAGCTGATGAGACACATATTATTTTTTCGTTCTGTTGTTGCTGTCGACTATCGCCGGAGGATCTGAAATGGCAACATTGACAATCTATCCGGTTGAAAATGGGTCGCTGGCTGAAAATTCGCCCAACACCGGTACCGCATGGGCGGCGGTGGACGATCCAGCCGGTACGCCCGACGACGATACCACATATCTCGCAGGTGGCGGAATATCGAGCTATAAATACAATACATTCTACGTCCGGTCCGTTCCAGCAGGCACCATTAGTAGCGTGGTGCTCCGGTGGAGGGGCAAGTATGTCACCAGCAGCACCAAGGCTCGGACCTACTGCAAGGTTGACGGGAGCTGGCAGAGCGGGTCTGAGCAGACCCTGACAACCAGCTATGCCAACTATTCGACCACACTGACCGCACCTGGCGGGGGGTGGACGCCCGCCAAACTAGCAGCAACTGAGTTCGGTATAGGGATCTACAACACCAGCGGAAGAGTCACCCAATGCTACCTGGAAGTGACCTATACCGCCGACAATATCACTATCAGCAGCGATACTACTGCAACGGCGAAGTACATCCTCGGAGCAGGCAAGACCCTGACTATCAACAGCGGGGTGACACTGACAAGAGATCCTGGGCTGGAGGATACGCTCATCTATGGGCCGTCTGGCGGGAACACCATTTACTGCTATGGAACTATTGACGGGAACCGGGAGAACTGTGATAGCGGGGATTCACCATTAATCTGGCTGGTGGGCACTGGAAACAGCGTGCAAGGGGCCTCAAACACCGCCAGAGGGACGATCAAAGGGAACCGGCATTCGGGCATCGTGCTGGACGATCCGGTCAACTCATTCGTGAAGTGGATAGATGTAGAAGACATGTACTCAGAGGATACCGATCCGGTTCAAAAGGTCGGCGTAGGCATCCTGTTCTGGGGGTACGGCGGGCTCGGATCGAGTTATACCGGCAACTATGTGACTTACTGCAGCGTGAAGCGCTCAGGGCTGCATGGTATCCAGTTCTGTGATTGTGATGGGGGCGAGGTCAGCTATGTCGACGTGGATGGCGTTTATGCGAACTTCGGGATCTCGGGGTTTGGGTATGGTGATACCCCAACCGGCATCAATATCCATCATAACACCATCAGGAACACGCGGGCCGAATGGATCAATCTCCAAAACATGAACGGTACTCTGAAGATCGAGGATAATACTGCATACAGTACTAGGGCCGATTATGGCTATTGTGTCTATATCTGCGCGGCCACAAATGGCAGCATTGCCCGGAATGTGGGGTACTACAGCTATAGCGAGGGCATCACACTAGACGCGTGCTCTGGTTTCACGGTGGAAGAGAACGAGCTATACGATTGTGCTCGCGGTGGGGATCACAGGTCCGGCATCAAGCTGCAAGGCTCTGATGAGGGTGATACCGAAAATAACATCGTGAAAAACAATATCATCGTGGACCTTCGGCATTATCTCCTGTGGGGGATCAAAGAAGTGGATAGCGCGGGAGGATATGCGAAATCCAACGTGATCGAAAAAAACACCATATATGCACCGGCTGCGATCTTGCCTGCGCGCGTCATCGCGGGTAACGGATCGACATACGCCGAATAAATTCCTGGAATTGATTGAAATGAAAAGACTATTGGTGACTCTCGGCGATGAGGCCGTCATGATTTGGCAGGCCTATCAGGTCAGAAACAAGATCAGGAACAGGGACGACGCCCTCAACCAGCTCATCCGCGAGTTTGGGGGACTTGCTCCCGTGCCGTCGCCCACCCCAGAACCGGTGCCTGTGCCCGAACCTACGCCCTGCCCGGTTCCAGTCCCAGACCCCGAGCCTGTTCCTGAGCCCGAGCCAGAACCTGAGCCCACGCCAGCGACCAAATATGATGTCGAAGTCACGCAAAATGAAAAGAACATCATTGCCAGGGCCGGAACTAAGCAACTGGCATCTATCCCCACCCGAGCGGACGCTGCAGCCCTCTTCAAGACCGCTGTGGACAATGTGCCGGAGGGAGGCACCCTGTGGATCGGTGAGGGCACATATGACCTGTCAGCGCCGTATTCCTTCGGCCTGAATCCGGATGGCAGCAATGTCTTCTATTCGGCTATCCAGATATTGGACCGGCAAAAGTTCCATATCCTAGGCGCTGGCGAGGATCTGGTGACCCTCCGACTGATGCCCTGGCAGCGAAGCGCTTCGCGGCATGTGGCTATGGTCCTGGTCAGAGGCACCGGCCCTATAAATCCGGGATACTCGGACTTCTCGATCGAGGGCCTGACGATCGACGGGAACAGCCGGTATCAGTATGTCTCAAAAAAGCCTGAAGACGGCGAAGCTTTGATCCTGGTGGGATCAAAGCGGTCGAATGGGCGATATAAGGTCAGGCTGATCAATTCGCCTGGTGCCGGGCTATACCTCGGGAATAATGGCTCCGACTCGGGAACCAACGAGCTGGTGCAGGGCACGGTGGCCAGGAATTGCGTGGCTGCGGGCATCATGCTCGACACTTGTCGAAGCAGCAAGGTACTGGATTGCGAAGCCTATACCTGCAGAGAAGGGTTCTATCTGCATGGCAACACCGATTGGGAAAGCCGTGGGCCGAACGATCTCTTGGTGCGGAACTGCAAGACGGACAGCCAGGTGAACTGCTGGTATGTGTCAGGCTTTGTGCTGGAAGGCCTGACTATGGACTGCTCCAAGTCGAAGGAGGCCTATGGCCTCAACTGCCGGGATGCCAGGGGCACGGTGAGAAAATCCAGCCTGAAGAGTGACACAAAGAAACAGAGCTCTCTCGGGGGAGCGACTTACTTCTATGGGGGCGAGGGAACGGAGATCGAGCTGGAGGATTGCCAGCTGGAAGGTTGGTTCGGAGTCCACGCGATAGGCAAGTCGAAGGCAACTGCCAGAAGATGCAATATCACCGCTCCTGGCGGTTGCTTCTGCACCACGGATCCCGATCCAGTGCAGAGCACGATCATAGCAGAGCAATGCACCTGGTCCGGGAAGAAGACAGCTCTACAAGCCGGATCTACCTTTTCGGAAACCTAAACCCCAAGCCTCGGGACGTGGGCCAGGTAGCTGCACCGTAGCTCCTCGCGATCCACCCTAGTATATATGTCGATCGCCGCGCCTCCAGAATCCCCCCTAAGCTCCTGCACATAGTGCCTGGGCATGCCAGCCCTCAACAGGTGCGTGGTGAAGAAGACCCGGAAATAATGCGGCGTGATATGGTCCTTCCCTAGAGCCGGATCGCCTACCCCTGCCAGGCGGGAGCTCCCAGAGACAATATCCTCGATACCTCTGCTGTGGAGGCGGGTATACTTTATGGCCGTCCAGAGCGGGCCGCTGTCCGGTGGATAGCCCTGGGATTCTCTGGCTGAAAGCCACCGGGCCAGGACCCTGGAGGCCTCATCATCGAAGAACAGGGCCCGGTTGCTCCTCTTGGGAGTGGGCTTCAGGAGGATCTCCTTTTTTCCGATATCTACATCCCCTACGTCTAGTGCCGCAAGCTCATTGACTCTCATGCCTGTTTTCGCCAGCAGGATGATGATGGCCTGTTTCCTGGAGTCCAGGGCGGTGATGATGATCCTTGCCGCCTCGTCCACCGAAATGCAGCGTCTCTCATCTCTATCTACACCGGCCTTGTACTGCTTGAGGTAGCGTTTCTTGAAAGCTGGGACGGGATTAACATCGATCTCTCCCTCTGCCTCCAGGAAGTCGCAGAAGGCCGACAGAGCAGAAAATGCCCCTGCTATGCTGGCAGTCTTGAGCCGCTTGGTCCTGAGATGGCTCAGGTAGGCCTTGAGGTCGTCTTGGCTGATGTGCGTAAGGGCATCCCCGTGCCAGGCCCGGAAGAGCTCGAGCTGGACGGAATAGGTCCGGAGGGCACATGCACCGCGACCCCTGAGCCGGAGGTCCTGGCGGAACCGGGCGAGGATGTCAGGCCCGGGCATTTCGCAGAACCACCTTTCGCCTTAGGGCAGCCTCCAGCTCGATATCAAAGAGATCCTGTAGTACATCCAGAAGCTTCTCAACAGGAACGCCCAGTGCCTTAGCATCCAAGCTCATCTCCTCATCCGTGGCCTCATGCCGGACGATATCCAGATTCGTGATGCCATAGGCACCATTCAGAGCCATACCATCGAAGAATGCTGCAGCTACAGCTTCAAAGCAATCGTCCTTTACGCTATCTGGCAAGGCATCTAGGGCGATCTCAAAATGCACCGCTTTCTGAGCAAGTCGACTGAGCCGGCCAGGATTGCGCTTATGCCATTCCCAAGAGTTGCCATCAAGGCCCACATTGGCGCGATAAAGAGAGGGCATTAGTTGCCCTCCAGCTTTGCAAGCCTCTCTACCATGGCCGTTTGGCTATGATTAAATTCTTGAGAGCTTTCCCAGATCTGCATCTCCCTGCCAATTTCGCTATGCAAGATCTTGAGTTCTCCTGCGATGGCCTCTCTAGCCAGAGCATATTGCTCTTCGATTTGGGCATCTACATCTGCATAGGTAGCGAATGCCTTTGGCCTATTCACATGGAATTCGTAGCAGTCGCTTGGCTGATTTTGGAGATATTCGCCCTTATCAGATCTGTAATACGCATAGCTCTGGATTTCTCCAGTCCATATACTGACGAATACTGTATTTCGGCTTCTCTCATCGAGCCCTCTGAAGATTCTCATTATCTCTTTGCGGGCTTCATTCGTTGGCTTTACAATGGCTTTTGCAACACTTTGTAGGCTTTCCATTTTTCTCAGTCCTGTGCTTTTTGCGCATATACCTATAGGTGCGCACCAGTATTTATAGTTTTCTATTTGACCCATCTCCACCCCATGGGCGTTTCCTCCAGGAGGCCTATGTCCCGCAGGGCCTGGAGCTGGCCCAGCAAGGCCTTCATGGCCTCGATGTCCCTTACATCGACGTTCAACGATCTCAAAAGCTCTTGGTTGCTCATGGGCCTGGCGGCCGCCTGCAGTGCGTCCACGAGCCGCTCAGAAGGCTCCTGGAGGCCGTTGGATGCCACAGCGTACGAAGAATGCCGGAGCCTGAAAAGTTCGCCCTCGGCAGCCTCGTAGAG